CGGCCTTGGGTTGGTTGCCTCTGTGGTGGAGGCAGGGAGAACTGAGAAGGCCCCGGAGTCCCTCGACCCGGGGCCTTCCTTTGTTGTCAGTGTCAATGCGTCAGGCAGCGATCATCGCCAGGTTGTGGTCGTGCTGCTCCGGCACCGTGATCAGCCGGTCGTAGATCGCCAGATGGGCGACCTCGGTGGTCGTCGGACAGGATTGTGTCAGCGAAGGGCTTGTGCCCAGGAAGATCCGGTCCGTGGCCACCGGTGTCGGCTTGACACCAGTCGGAGCGGTCGACGCCCCGTTGCTCAGGACCTCGTTGATGTAGATGTTCGGAGCCGCCACCGCCACCGCCTGGGTCTGGAGCACGACATACTGCCAGGTGCTCAACGCCAGCGCCGCGCTGGCCGTGCGGTTCGCCCAGAAGGCCCCGGCCTGGTTATAGAGGTTGAACGACACGAATCTGCTGGCGTCAACAGTGACCGTCCAACGGACCTGCCCGGAGAGTATGCCGCACGAGACGATGGTCGAAGCGGTGCCCGCCGTCATCTTGATCCAGAACTCGGCGGTGTGCTCGGTGTTGTGGAAGTCGTAGATGGCTCCACAGATGGAGGATGTCTCAGCAATCGAGCCGTCACCGTGGACAGCGTTGTCACCGTTGGGCAGCACCGCTGAGTCGATCGTCCAATCGACGGTGTTGGCGATCGCGAGGTGCCGAGCACCCACGGCGTAGTCGGTGAAGGTATTGGGCATTGAGGTCTCCTACTAGGTCCACGCGATCAACACTTCACCGTGACCCTGGATCCCACCACCACTTGTATGTGTAACCAGGCTCACGCCACTGCTCGACTTGAAGTACGACGAACCACCACCGCCGCCACCTTCACCACCGCTGAGATCGTTTCCTCCACCCCCACCGCCCCACCAGCCAGCGCCAGCACCACCGGGGTAGCCGCTGAGGGCGTAACCACCAGAGGAGCCACCCACACCCTGTGTGCCTGCTGCACCCGGAACACCGCCTCCACCGGCAGCACCACCGGCAGACTGCGTGCCACCTCCACCTTCCAGCCCAGCAGGGCCACCACCGGCAGCGCCCGTGGGATACCCACCGACACCACCGGGACTGCCCTGCCCCATACCTCCACCACCAGCGGCAATCACGAGCGCGTCAGCCACTGCGTACGGAGCAGCCCGGACATCGGACATCCCGCCGCCACCGCCTGATGTGTTTACAGGAGCAGTGCTCTTGACCGAGCCGTTGCCACCGCCGTTCCAACCCCCAGCCGCTGAGTTGGTCGAGTCATCCGCTATACCGGCACCACCGACGTTGACTTGGAAGATCTGCCCTGCTGTCACCGGAACCGTACATTGGATGAGGCCACCCTTGGCTCCCTGACCAAGGCCATTCTTGTAACCAGCACCAGCAGCACCTTTGGCCGTGACCGTGAGCGTGGTTGCACCCGCTGGCACCGCAAAGTACTGCGGCCCACCCGTGTAGGCGAAGGTCACCGGAGAGGTTGGAACCGTCCACTCGATGATGACGGTCGCTCCGAACCCAGCCGGTCCACCGCCATCCGTTCCTTCGAGGAACACCGCTGATGCATGTACACGTGACGAACCACCGCCACCACCACTGCTGCCGACACCAACGGCTGCGTTGCCGCCGCCGCCGCCTTGCCAGCCGCCACCGCCGCCACCGCCGTAGCGGGTACCGGAGGCCTGGTAGCCGGAGCCACCTTGGCCGAAGGCGGCGTCACCGTTGCCACCGGTACCCGCAGCCGTCTGGGTACCGCCCGTGCCACCGCCGATCCCACCCGTGCCAGTGCCATCCTGGCCCACCGTGACACCGCCGATACCACCCCCACCGCTTGCACCTGGTGACCCGCCACCAGCAGCCACCAGGAGCCGATCGTTGAGGCTGTAGGGCGTACGACGGATGTCGCTGGAAGCACCACCTGCTCCACCAGTACCACCAGGGTTGGGATCGTGACCACCGAGACCACCGTCAGGCCAACCGACTGACGGCGTGGAGCGTCCATGACCGACACCGCAGCCACCGACCTGGATCTGGATGACTTCCAAGGGCGTCACCGGGACAAGGGCCTTGATGTAGGCACCACGAGGACCGTTGCCAGCGCTCGGCTCTGCTCCGGCTCCACCAGCACCACCGGTCATGGTGACAGTGAGGCTGGTGACACCAACAGGCACCGTGAAGTACTGCATGGCGCCCGTATAGACGAAGGTGTGCGGCGAACCCATGTCGTCCAACTTCCAGTACGACAGAGGTGTATCCGACAACACCGAAGCGGCGTATGAGGGATAGGTGACCGGGTCCTTGCTACCCAATGGCCAGTAGTCGATCGGGAGCCCTTCGGTCCGGATCAAGGTGAAGTAGTCAGCAGGTGCCACATAAGTCTTCGCGCCCAACGTCCAGTACGACAGTGGGTTGTCCGCCATCACCACGGTGAAGTACGAGTCCGGGTCCACCAGGGTGGTGATGGTGTCAGTGGCATGGTCGGACTCACCGATGCCCACCACACCCCAGACCTCGATGGTGTGATCAGCACCAGGGGTAAGCGTCATGGTGGTGTACTCGACGGTGTCCGGTGGCAGTTCCACAGTAGTCCCGCCGTCGATGCTCACCCAGAGGCTGTCGTACACGGTGTCCGGCGGGATCTCCCACGTCCAGGTGGCAGTGTCCGTGGTGATGGAACCAGGCACCACGGCCAGCGACATCGGTGGGGGCGGGGCCAGGATCGGATCCTCCCAGTCCTTCACCGGGTGGTTGGTGTCCTTGGGGTCGAGGTGGTCATAGATCACCTCGTACCGGGCGCCCTCGGGGATCCACTGCTTGATCAGACCGTTCTCCCCGAACATGCGCTCATGGGCCACGCCGCGGTTGTTGTAGAAGAACGAGTACGAGGCGTGCGAGGTGCTGTGCCACAGGAAGTCGTCCGGGAACGAGTGCAGCGAGTCGCCGTCGAAGTAGTCGAAGTCGGCGTACCCTGTTGACCACAACACATCGTCAATGTCAATGGGTCCGTCTACTAAGAATGACAGCGCCGAGCGTGCCGCCCGGTCAGCCACCGGGATGTACTGCCGCAGTGAGATCCACGACGCCTGCCCGACCGGGGACTCCGGAAGTGCGACGACCGAGGACAAGACCTGCGAGCGCTGGCCGTCCTCGTCGTACATCGTCACCTTGGCCTGGAAGGTCGTGGCACCCTGGGAGCGCACCTTCAGCGCCACCGTGGTCATCCCGTTGGGGATCGGCACCAGCAGGGACTGGATCTCGCCTCCGGCGTCGGTGCGGAGGAACGAGAGATCGCCTTCAACCTCACGGGTCATCACCGCGTTGGCACGCCAGCCGAACAGCGAGCCGAAGAAGGTCGGGTTGGGGATCCAGTTGATCCGCTGCGGGTAGAGGTAGATCTTGGTGACTCGGGACGGCGCCCAGTCCATCGGGCCGAACTGGATCAAGGTGGCGAACCAGGCCGGTCCAGCCACAGGCGTCGCCGTCAGGTACGAGAACAGCCGTGTGTCCACATCACCATCGGGCTCCCGTGGTGACGACAGGATCGTCCCCGGGTACCACACGTCATTGACTTCCAGGATGTAGATCCACGGGTTGGTTACACCACCAACCGTGCCCACGTAGTAGAAGGCAACGGCCTCGACGTACACCGGGTTCGTGTTGTCGAACTCGAAGTTGCCGATCGAGCGGATCGTGGTCACCCCAGTGGTACCGTCAACAGTGGCCGCGTAGTCAGCCGGTGGTGCGAGACCACCTGGTGTGTAGCCGTAACCATAGACCTCCTGGATGCCGTCCTGGTCCAGCAGGTCATCGATCGAGCCATCGGCTGGCCCAAGTGCCTGGTGCAGCAGGACGGCGCCCAGCGTTCCTGATGCCGGAAGCGGCGTGGTGCCCACATCGTTGAGGAAGGTGTTGTTCCAGGTCATGGTCAGTCCAGGTACGATTGGTCGCTGTCGAGCAGGTGGGCCGAGGAGCCCAACAGCAAGGTGATGTCCGGCGGAACCGGTGGCGCACCCGAACCGGCCATGCCGATCTGCTGGAACATCATCGCCGCGACGTGCCGCTCGGTCGTGGTCGTCCAGTAGATGTACGGTGCTACGTAGTAGGCATCAACAGGGCTCAGGAACATCGAGGCGAACTTCACCCAGGCGGACGGGCTGGCATCGCCTCCGGCCACCGAGTTGGTGACCTCATCAACGTCCAGGATGTTCCCGTCCTGGTCGAACCACACCACTCCCATGTCGAAGTCATGCCCCGCTGCCCCGCCGTACTGGTAGAAGCCGAAGACGTAGTCGGTGTCCGGGTTGATCGGGATCTGCCTTGTCATCGGTGACAAGGCGTTGTTGAGGCCGTAGATGATGCCACCAGCAGCACTGAAGTTGACGTCCAAGGTGGCCGTGCCATGGGGCGGTGGCGGTGCAAACGTCGCATCCCGGGCGATCGTGGTCGTCCCCCAGGCACTGCCGTTGCCGAAGGCCGAGTCAACAGCATTGATGCCATCAGCAACCAGATCGGTCACCGGGAACCAGAACCCTGTGCCGTTGGCGAAGTCGGCATCGTCTGGTGTCAGCAACAAGTTGTCCGTGCCCGCCACGACATCGCACTCCCAGTTGGTGCACGCCTCGATCAGGATCTCCAGGCCGAGGATGCTGCCCCGCAGTGAGATGACGTCATTGATCACCCGGGCCAGCGAGTTGCGGCGCGGCCCCATGGCAGGCTCGTCATCGAAGCCCACCATGTTCAGGTACAGGCCCAGGAACGGGCTCCGGTCGGCGTCATAGGCCGACAGCGGGCCACAGTCGAGCAGCGTGTAGGAGTAATCAAGTCCGTAGCCGAAGATGCTCAGGAAGCGCTGGAGTTGCCCTCGCTCGCCGTCGATGGCGTTGCCGTGGTCGACGTAGCGGTAGAACTCGGGCAGTGCTCCATACAGCAACTGCGTCATCTGGTAGTCCCGGGGCAAGATGCCCCGGGCATGGGTGGCCACCGACCACTGCGTGTCGTCAGCGATCAGGCCGTTGCGGATCATCAGCCCGTAGTAGTAGATGTTCCCACCGGTCAGCGGCCGGTCGAGCACGATGTAGGACAGCGTGTCGTTGGTTCCGTCACCATCGCTGTCGATGTTCATCAGTGCCGGGGTGAACTTGGCAACTGTCACACCGTCGAGCGGCGTCACCGGGTAGGTGAACCCACAGCGCACCACTGTCGCCTGGTCCCAAGGCACACCGGCCGGGATGCGCACCCAGATCTGCATGGCGTCGTAGCCCACCGGCCGGGTGAGGATGCTGGTGCTGTTGAACGCGCCCTCGGGGATCGGCACCGGGCCGTAGCGCAGCGGGGTGTTGATGTCCGGCGAGCGCAGCAGGGAGCCACCCTCGACCCGCCGCAGCCGGAAGGACTCGACATCGCTCACGGCGTGGTCCCCGGCAGCAAGCCGCCTTCCATCGTGATCGTGAGGTTGGCATCATCCAGCCGCGGGATCTCGATGTCGTCGGGCACGAAGTCGACCAGCGGGCTCGGGTTGGGCTGACCCAACTCGTGGAAGGCGTTCACGGTGACGTAGGCAACACCTGGCGGGCTCTGAGAGGCCTCATAGATGCTCCCCAGCGTCACCCGGCCCTTCTCCCCGAAGAACGAGTTCTCGAAGGCGAAGAGGTCCTTCAGGGCGTCCTGCACCTGGGTCTGAGTGGTCAACTGCGGATACTCGTGGCGGACGTGCACGGTGATGTCGAGCACGAGGTCGACGTAGGTCGGGTCCTGCACGAACACCGAGGCGCCGATCACCGATCGGGCCTCGACATAGGACTTCACGTAGTCCTTCAGCGCCGTGTCTGGCATGCCCCCGCCGACCGGGGCGATGTTGATGAAGATGCTCGTGTAGTAGTCACCACGGGCCGTGGACTTGGCCACGGTTGGGACCTGCATGGCCAGGGCGGCGTAGTCGTCCAGCGTGACGGCCCGATCCAGCACCCGGGTGGCCCGGGGGATCGAGTTGCGCATCTGGTCCAGCGACTCCGGGTCGGCTCCACCTGAGGCAGCGGTCATGTTGATGACGGAAACACCAGCCAGCGGGGTGACCATCTCGGAGATCGTCAATTCCGGGGTGTTGCCTGCTGCACCAGCACCGGTCCGGTAGGTGACGAAGATCCGGCCCATGGTCGGCGGGATGCGCCCGTGCAGGCTGTCCCCGAAGCGGACCATCACGTTGCCCAGGTCGTCCAGCACCGTAGTGTAGACGGAAGCATCGAAGGCCACATCGGCCAGGTAGTCGACGTAGGTCCACACCGTGCGCCGTCCGTCCGCCTCCTCGATCTCGACGTGCAGCGAGCGTTCAATGACGCTCTCGTTGAGCAGCGGGTAGACCTGCAACGGCGCCCCGTTCGAGTCGCCCAGGTACTCGTTGGTCCGGGTGCGGCCCTCATAGGCCAGCACCGTGCCGGTGGGTGTGCCCGGATTGGCGAGCACGAGTTCAGATCCGGTCTCGTACACCACGTCGTTGCGGTTCGGGATACGCACCAGTGTGCCGGTCGGGATGGTCAACGTGGTGGCGGAAGCATCCAAGGTGAACGTCAGCACCACTGACGCCGCCTGCCGTGAGACCGGCTTGTAGTTGAACAGGTCAGCGATGGCCAGCACGCTCTGGCGCCGGACCGCCGTCTTCAGGAAGGGCTCGGCCGCGGCACGGTCGATGTAGAAGTTGGTGATGTCCTCGGCGTAGGCGAACAACTCCATGATCATCGTGCCCATGTCGGCAGGCTCGCCAGCGGTCACCCACTCCGGCATGCGCTCCCGGGCCACGGTCACCAGGAACGAGCGGATCGACTCGTAGTCCCTGTTGGTGTAATCCATCTCGGTCGGCATCAGACCTGCGACTCCTGGGAGAGGGTGGACTGGACGGGGATGCGGAGACGCTGGGCGTCATCAGCCGGGTTCGCTCGGTACAGCACGTCGATGATGAGATAACTGTTGCGATCGGGGTCCGGAGAGATCTTGATGCTGGAGACAAGCACCCGTGGAGCGCAGTCCTTCACCCGGTCGGCCACCTGCTGGGCAAGGTCGGACTGGGACACCGAGTCCCGTGGGTCGAAGACCGTCCTACTGATGTCGGAACCATACCGGGCTCGCTGAGCACGCTCCAGGAAGTTCGTCATCAGCACGTCGATCGCCTGGCCCCGGACCACCTGCGAGTAGTCCGTGGTCGTGGCGACGGTGCCCGACAGCGTGATGTGGAAGGGGAAGGACAGGACGCGCATCACACCCTCCAGGTGGAGACCCACTTGTTGTCATGACTGGCTTGCACCGTGGGCGCTCCCTTCTTGCCGTACCACCAGTTCGGTGCTCGAACCGCTGACAGTAGATGGTAGGGGTAGCGGCGCAGCAGGAGGTGACTCCGATATGACGTCATCGTGATCTCATGCGTCACCTGCGCCACGTACCACGGGCCGTCGAAGGGGCTCTGGGAGAACACCTTCTGCGATGTCCGGAACGATGCTGTGACACCAGGGACGAGCGACCGCAGCCCTCCGACCTCAGCGACGGCCTCGGCCACCCAGCGAGGATCGTTGAGCGATGTCTTCTGGAGCAGCGCTGCCTCCTCCATCGAGGAGAAGGCCCGCCCGGTGGCGAAGCGAGTGCCGAGCCCGGACGGCGTCGAGGGAGTCTGGCGCACGAGCACATCCTTGCCCGACAGCAGACCCACCACCGGCTCGTGCGACTCCGGCAGGTCCGGCGAGAAGTTGAGCGGCTTGAACTCGTACAGGATCTCGTCGTCGTACTGGGACTTGCTGCGGAACTCGGTCACCGGGATGTACTTGTCCTGGGCATACTCCGGTGTGACGAGCCGCACCACACCGTCCTGGGCGATGATGACGGCACCAACCATGTTGGCCAGGTAGCAGATGAACTCCCAGTCCGACTCCTCGGTCTGGGCCAGCGCTGGCCAGCGGTAGGAACTACGGGTCTGATCGGTCTCGTCGTTGAAGCCGAGCCGGTTGTCGAGTGCCACCTGTCGCACCACCTCGGGCACGCTGACATCATCGAAGAACCGCGGCCTGCCGCTCTTCAGCACCGTGGAAGTGCCGAGCGCCGAGATGGTCTGCTGGTACAGACCCTGGCGCATGTTGACCGCTGGTGACACATCAGTGATGTAGCCGAAGAAGACCTTGGACGGCTTGCGGCCGTACTCGAAGCGAACCCGGGAGCCAGGGCCGGTGCGGTAGTCCATGGACTTGTGGAGCCGCACGGTGATCATCGCCTTGTCGTGCTGGTTCTCGGCCATGTCGATGCCAACAGAATCCATGAAGCCGGTGTACAGCAGCCCGTTGATCTCCAGGTGCTGCGCCATCCGCACGGTGGTGGTCTCGGGGACCTTGCTGACCGTCATTGCGGCACCCGCACCGGATCGCCCGGCCTGATGTGCAGCGGCGAGAAGATCTGCGGGTTGGCATCTGCCAACAGCCACCACTTGTCGGTGTCACGGTAGTACAGCGAGGCGAGGGTGTGCAGCGTGTCACCCTCCCGGACGATGTGCACGAAGTATGGTGCCGTCAACACCGTGATCGTGTTGAGGTAAGCAGCGAACTTGGTGGTGTCCCGGGCAGGTGCCCAAATGAACTCGGCATCGGTGTAGCGGGAACCATCTCGGATCATGATGCCCACCAGTCCCCCGTGCCTCGGGTACCTGTGGGACCGCTCGCGGCAACCTTGGTCGTCTCATCCTTCGGCTGCGGACGAGCCATGTACTCGTAGCCGTTCCTGATGTGGTCCTTGGTCATGGTGGTCACCTGGATCCCTCGACCACCTGATGTGCCGTTGTTCCCCGATGTGCAGTGCACGATCGGGATCGAATCACCGACAGGGTTCCCGGCTGTCATGATGATGTGCCCGTTGGGACCACTCGGTGAGCGGCAGATGATGTCACCGGCAGCAACTTGCAGCCAGGCCCGCTCAAAGGCACTCGGATCTTCCTTGATGGTGGAAACACTCTTCTTCCACGGCGCTCCACCGAGCACGCGCCACGTAGGCCACGATCCTCCCAGCCCAGCACCCTGGAAGCGGAGCATGTGCATGTCGAAGATGTGCTTGGTCAACGTCAGAGTGTCCGGTGCTTGCACAGCGCCGAAGAGCGAGACGGGCCACTGCACCGGCCTGAGTGTGGTCCCGGTCAGGACTTTCGGCTGCGGTCTCGTGTAGCAGAAGAAGATGAACGACGAGCAGTCGGCATACGCGGGGCTGCCGTTCCAGTTGAGACGCAACGAGGAGTTGTAGGAGACCACCTGTGCCGCAGCAAGGTCTCGCCCGAACTGGGCTGCCGTCGAGCGTCCGATCCTGTTGTACTCAGCAGCATTGGGGTCGGCCACCATGTTTCCGTCGGTGTCGGAAGGGATACCCCCACTACCGAGGCCCAAACCACTGCTACCACCACCAGGATTGGTGTTGTTCTGAGTGGCAGCCGTTGTCACCGCCATCAACGTGAGACTGATCGAGAGCGTCATCCGGGTGGGAATCATGCGAGTGGAGAACTTCTCGAAGACCACCGTGGCACCGCGGATCACACCCTCGAAGTGCAGGTTGGGGCTGAACACGATGGCCACGTGGTAGTCCATGTTCAGCACGATCGTGTCGGTGGAAGCACCCGTGTTCCCGTCGATGTTCAGGTAGGTGTCGTCCCACTCCAGTCCTTCGGCCCCCCTCTTCAGAAACTTCATGCCGGGAGCGCCCTTCTCCCGTGTCAACACATCAAACACCTGAAGGTCCACCAGCACGCCCGGGTGCGTGGCGTCCTTGGCCACCTCGACCTGGCGGTCGAAGAACAACGAGAACTCCACCGAGGACATGGCGAAGTAGTTGAGATTCCCTGCCGAGTCCCCGCGATCTACGAAGTCGGCGTTGGGCACGTCCAACTGCGAGATGTAGGTCCGCTGGATCTGATCAGGGTTGAACATGAAGTAGAGCCGGGCGTACATCCGAGGGTCACCCGGGTTGTTGGCGGTATCACGTCGCCGGATGTAACCACGCAGGACCCGGTTCAGCCCAGCCTTGTGCCCTGGTCCATAGACGTTGTTGGGACTCGCATCAGGCTCGGCATACAACCATGCTGGCCCCTCCGAGGAGCCGAGCATCTGTCCAGCGCCGAGGAACGGTGGGTTGGACAACTGGTACGGCCCGTACCCAAGGCCCAACTTGTTGACATCAGCAAGGAACTGCGACCAGTCCAATCGCTCGTAGAGATAACGGTCCAGCGGGATCTCCGCGAAACGCCCGGCGTTGGTAGCACCAGGCACCCAGGCATCCTTGGGACCCATCGGCATGACGTCATAGGGGTACTTCCCCATGAACGTCCCGTAGTCCTGGAAGGGCGGGATGCGGATGCCGTGCGTGAACTCGCTGCCCATCAGGATCTCCTCGACACGGCCCGGCGGACCTGTGCTTCCATCTTCATCGCCGCTCGCTTCAGGCTGTCCTCCAGCCCTGGCGCAGATGTACCGCCACCGCCACCTCCGACATTGATCTGGAAGTTGTTGTGGAACGTGATTCCGGCACCACCGACGATGCCTCCGACACCGACGTCACCGATGTAGCCCAGCGCCTTCGCTGCCGAGCGAGCCTGGTCGAACACCCCGGGGTTGACGTTGTAGGTGTTGGCCATCCCCTTGTAGCCACCCCACGGGGTGAACTGGTTGCCCGACTGTTGATACAACGAGAACGCCGCCGCTGCGTTGACAGCAGGATCAAGCAGATCCCGAGCCGAGGAAATCCCGAACTGCTGCAACCGCTTCTCACCCATCGAGCCCAACATGTTGATCTGCCACAGCCCGTACGAGTTGTCACCAGTACCAACGTCCATGTTCTTGGCCCCGGTGTTCCAACTCGACTCCCGGTTGGCGATGGAAACAGCCGTGATCAGATCATCACCACGGAACCCGGCGTTGTAGGCGTACTGAAGCATCTGCTCAACGGTCAGTGCTCCAGTCTCACCACTGGGGGTCACTGAGGAGGCGCCAGTGCCCCCAGCACCCGTGGCGGTGCCCGAGCCCGACGCCTTCGCCGTCATGATCCACTGCAAGGAGACGTTGCGCAGGAAGGTCTCGCGCTCACGGTCGGCCTGGGCGTCACCGACGAAGGTCGAGCCCGCCAACTGGATGTGCCACGGCTCACCGAAGCGGGAGGCCGTCTCCAACCCGAACTTGGCTGCATGCTGCTGCATCCACGCCATGGCCTGATCACTTCCACCGATGTCCACCGCTCGTCCGTGGGCGTGCTTGGACTTCCCTGGACGAGCAGCGTTGGGGTTCCCTGTTGCATACAACTTGGCCTGGTCAACCGTCGAGCGGTAGGCCGAGTTGATGCGCAGCCCAGGATTGGCACCGAGCAGGGCATCCACACGGCTGCGGAGATCCGGTGTGAGATGTGATGTGGAACCACCAGGGTCACCTGTGAGCCACTTGGCCCAGTCGGGCGCCTTGCTCTTGTCCCCGCCGAGCCACCAGGGCCGGTTCTTGAACCATCCGGGTGCATGCTCTTCCTCGGTCTTCTCGATCCCCAGGACATCCGTGCCTGTGTACATCCCATAGAGACCTTTGTTGACGGTTACACCAACCGCACCGATCGTTGCTGCTGCCTTCTCACCACCCGCAGGCAGGTTCCCGGCTGCACGGATGACGTCCTCCATCGTCCGATCGAAGTGCTCGATGGCCTTGGTGAGCGCCTTGTTGAGATCTTCCTGCTGCCGGAAGGCATCATCGATGGTGCTGATCAACTTCTCGTTCATCTGTGCTTCCGCTGTCACCGATGTTGCTCGCTCCAGCGCCTGTGACGGGCCACGGAGGGTTTCCATCTGCTTCTCGGTGGCCTCGAAAGCACCTCCCTGCCCCTTGGCGTCCCAAGCGGCCTTGCCTCGGGCGTACTCGAAGAATGATGTCGTCAACTCAGGTCCCCAGCCGATGTTGGCTAGTTGTGACGTCAACTGCGAGCCCGGCTGCTGCTGGAGGTTCAGATCCTCGACGCTGAACTTCTTGCCAGCGCCCTTCTCCATCATCCGCAGGACTTCATTGAACTGCTGGAAGATGGGCTTCTGCACGCCGCCCCGCGTGTATGGCGTGAAGCCCATCGTCATCTGGGCGAACTTCCGTCCTTGGACGTTGCCGAAGTACCCAGCATATGCCTGAGCGATCTGATCAGCCGGTGTTGATGGAAGCAAGACTTGGAGATTCTTGATGTCCTGAGAAGCGATTGCTCCTTGCTGACCCGCTCCCAAACCGACGTTCATCAGTGTATTGACAGCACCATACCGCTCCTGCGGCGTTCCCAGGATGGGATTGCCCGCCATGGTTCCATAGACACCAGTAATCTGTTGCCTGTTGGCCAGTGCCAAACGCCCCGCCGTCTGGTTGATCTGCAACCCGATGTCCCGTGTCTCCGTGAACCGATCTGCTCCGAAGACAGCGGCTCCACCGATGAGCGCTGCACCGGCAGCAACACCTCCCATCGCCACACCGCCGAGCCCAGCCATCCGTGCCATCGAAGTTCCGAAGTTCCAGCCCGGACCGAAGCCGCCTGGCATGCCTGCCATGACCCGGTTGGCCATGCCCCAGCCACCACCCGGCGACCCACCAGGGTTTGGCTGTGAATATGCCATCATGCTTCCGCCACCACCGCCGATGGCTCCTTGTGCCCCACCTGAGCGCATGGTGGTGGCGGCACTCTGCATCTGACGACCGAAGCCACCGGCCTGGTAGCCCAGTCGCTCCATGTCGGTGCGCATGCCCTGGAGCAGCGCTCGGATGCCCTGCAACTCGGAGCGGAACTCCTTCAGACCGGGCACCTCGATCTTCATCGAGGCCGACACCGTGCCAGTCATCGGCCGAGCCCGACCGAACAACGCCGTGGCGATGCGACCGCGAGAAGGCTGCGCTGAGAAGACAGCGTTGAAGTTCGGCTCGTCAGGCATTCAGCATCTGCCTCTCGTTGCGCCACTTGATGCTGTCAACCCAGTGGCGGCGCTCTCGCTCGGTCATGCCCTTGATCTCCGTCAGGTTCCACCCGGGGTAGTGCCGGGAGATGAAGTCGAAGTGGATGTACAGCAGGCCCACGTTGGGCCTATAGAAGATCGGCCCAGGTCGGCTTAAAGACAGCGGGCTCTCCGCAAGACGCACAGGGCAACTTCACCTCCTCGAAGTACGGGCCGGGCTGCTTCGACTGGATCTCCTCCAGCAGCCTCCGGCGGTCCGACGCGCCCATGTCCCGGGCGAAGGAGAACGAGTCCGGCAGTGGGCGTCCACCCACCTGCGTGATGGCCCGGCTCAGAAGGATGGTGTTCTGCTCGGCGGTCGTGATGTTGCGCCGCCGAACGGACTCCGCTTGGTCTGCGCCAGTGAACAAGCGGTAGTCGAGCCGGGTCCCATCACGCAGGGTGAAGACGTACTCGTCGGCGTCCGAATCCAACGAGCGCATCTTCACATCATCGGACAGGGTGTATATGACATCATTGTTCTTGCCGCACGAGGGGCAGGTCACCACGATGGTCCGCTCGTCGCCGTAGGTCACCTTCAGGACGTTGACGAACAACAACTCCTTGTCCCCCAGCAGGAGGGAGTCGAGCATGATCCGGCACTCCTCGGGCGTGTACTTGGCGAAGTACACGCCACCGATCCGGACCACGCCCTGCACGAGCACAGCGTTGTAGTAGGAACCAATCTCCTGGTTGCCAGCCACGGCCCGGGCGATGGCCTCCTCGTCGGCGCCGGTCAGTTCCTTCACCTCGGCATCGCGCTGGAAGCGCCCCTCGTGGAACAGCCCCTTGAACAGGGTCACGTCGCCCGCCGGGGGAGGCTCCATGATCGGAGCCTCCCCAGCGATGGCCTGCTTCGCCTTCTCCAGGTCGGCCGTCGTAGTCGCTGGCGGGTTGTGCCAGTCGCTCATCTCTTGCTCCGTTCGTGTTGTCAGATCAGCCAGCAACAGCCGCTGCGCCGTAGAGGACGTCGAAGCCCTCATGGTGCAGCGTCATCTGGCTCACCAGCGGCTGGTTGCCTCCGGCGTCGAGGTCGTTGAACGACACCGAGCCGACCCAGCAGTTGAAGAACTTGAACGCCAGGCGAGCAGTGTCGTCCCACGTGGCTGAGACCAACTGTCCCCCGGCCGGTGCATTGGTCGGGTTGTTGTCGGCATCACCACGGATGGTGGACAGTTGGGTCACCGGGTGGCTGAGCACCCGGATCGTGGTCTCGAACCGGAAGTCGGCGTCGACACCGAGGGTGCCCTGCCCGATCTGGACGGAGAACATCTTCTTGGCCATGTTCCACATCTGTGGCCGGTCAGCGAAGATGCCCTGCACCAGGGTGAGCGGGGCGAAGTCGGTCTGGCCCGGCAACTTGTGGAAGGCGGTGTTGTATCCACCCTCACGGTACGGGACCATGTCGGTGTTCATGTTGATGCCCGTGACGTTGGTGAACCCCATCACGATGGTGTTGATACCTCCAGGCAGAACGGCCCCGTCCATCTGGACGATGAACTTGAAGTTCCGCAGGGGATCGGATGCGACAAGACGCGGCACGTTCCCTCCTCAGGACACGATCTCGGACACCGATGAGGTGCCCGCCTCGAACTGGCTGATCCGGATGATGACGAACTCGGCCGGGTACTGAAGAGCAACCCCGATCTCCATTCGCACCTCGCCGGACTGGATGACGGTGGGTGTGTTGATGGTGGCATCACACCGCACGTAGTACGCCTCTGAGGCGTTCGCCCCTCGCAGGCCACCCTGGTCCCAGATCGGGTTGAGGACTCGCACCGCGACGTTCCGCAGTGCCGACCACAGCCGCTGGTCGTTGTTCTCGAACACAGCGAACTGGGTCGAGAGCCGCAGGCGCTCCTTCAAGTAGATGATCATGCGGCGGTTCGACACGAAGCGGTCGGGACCGTACAACTTCCGGGTGCGGGCACCCATCACGCAGATGCCGGAACCAGGCGTGGACCGGATCACGTTGACGTTGTTGTAGTTGAGCCGCCCCTGGTCCGACTCGGCGTACTTCAACTCGGTCTGGATGGCGTTGGAGAGCACCGCCTGGATGCCCGCCGGAGCCTTCCAGATGCCCACGGTCGCTTCCAGGCGAGCCATCATGCCGAGCACGGCGCCCGAGGGCGGGATCGCCACCGTGCCGCCCGGCAGCGCCGGGTCGGGGACGATGATCCACGGGGAGTAGATGGCCGAGTAGGAGTCACCCGTGCCGATCTGGGCAGCGCGATTGAGCGTGTCGGTGGCGTGATCTGTTACCACCAACGACAACGGGTTGGAGTCCCAGACGATGAAGGCGTCACCCCGCACCGAGAAGGCACTGCCCAGCGACTGCGGCGGTGGCATGATCACCGTGCCGTCCGACCCCATGTAGGGGACCATGGAGATCATGGTCGGGTTCTCGATGGTCTTCACGGCGTCCTGCACGATCAGCGACGAGAAGTCCGCCGCGTTGGGCAGACCGAGATCCGTGCCACCCGTGAGCGCCGTCGAGGCATCGGAGGGATCCGTCGCCGTGTCGAACGACGTCACCACGATGTAGCGGGAACCAGCCACCGGGTCGTTGAGAACGGCCGTCGCCGGGCGGGTGCCCTCGTTGCCGGTCATCGACAGGTTGCTGAAGACCTCCAGCGTCTCGGCCGGAGTGGATCCCGACGCCTGCTTCAGCACGCTGAGGGTGAAGACCTTGCGCCCGCTGCTCAGCGTTGCCTGCTGCTGGACCCGCACTGCCAGGGTGTTCCCCCAAGCGCCGCGGCCATCGGCCTCGATGCCGAGCGAGAGTGCATCGGCGGCGCCCTTCACCTCGACGGTGGCGGCTTCGCCCTGCTGCGTGGACGACGCCGGGGCGATGCGCACCACGTAGGCCGAACGCCCTCCGTTCTGGTAGTACGAGTACACCGCATAGGCCAGGTACGACAGCGTGGTTCCGGCAACAGCCGGGACAGCCGGAATGGTGTAGGTCAGCGCCACACCCGTGGCTTCGAGACCGACGTCATCAGTGACAGCAGCGCTCAACGTCGCCGTCGAGCCGTCCACCGCTACCGCCGTGATGGTGGCACCACCAGGGATGCCGGGATCACCGGTCACCTGGGTGCCGACGTACTCCGACGTGAACACAGCGCTTCCGGCATCATCCGAGACCCGCAGCGTGGGCTCGGTGTCGAGCGCGTACGCCTTGGGCGGGCTGGCAATCGGCGTTGCCGAGGTGCTCACGGTGTTGTATGGCACGCCGCTGAAGGCACCGAACTTGTCCACGAAGTCGGTCCACGAGTCGATGCGCACTGCCTGACCGACCGGACCCTTCGCGGCCAGGCCGATGAACACCGCCACCGAGGTGACGTTGGGGACTTCATTGGGAGCGGTCCCCAACCGCTCCTCCAGGTACACGCCTGGCCGTCGATAATCGGACACGTAGACTCCTCAGATCTTTGGTGTTGACATTGACAGCAGACGATGCTTGCTACGTGCCTGGTGGCGGATCACGGTGGGCGAACTCCTCCCAGTACGGCTCGTCCGTGCTGTTCGGGTCCGATTCGGTCCAGTACTCGCGCTCGGCGGTCTCGTCCCACAGGTCGCCCTTGACGCCCTGCCAACCCTTGACGAGCACCCGATCGACGGGCTGGATGCGCTCGGTGATCTCCTCCACGAAGTCCTGTGGGATCTCGGTCTGCACCGAGAAGGTGATCGCCTTGCGGAAGATGCGCTTGTTGCCGTCCTGGGTGGGGATGTCCGCAGTGGTCCACCCCATCCACTCGGTGCGCCTGTAGGTGTCATCAGCAGCGACGTAGAGCCAGAACGGCCCGGGCCGCACGGCGCGCTGCACCAACTTGGACGTCAGGATGCGGTCGTGGATCGCCGTCTTCGCCCAGTACGACGCCTGGTAGAAGAGTCGGTAGGCGAGGTAGTTCCGCCGCACGATGCCATCAACAACCGTGTCCGAGACCGAGGGGTCGTAGAGCGGGACCGGTGTGTTGTCAATGTCAGTGGGTCGATACCATCGGTTCTGACCGATCGTTGCGTCCACCAGGTAGTCGCCCTGATGTGGATACTCCGAGTGCCACAGTTCCGTGGCCGGGACGATGTCGAGCAGGTCGAGCGTGATGAAGGGGTAGACGATCTGGCGCTCAGGATCCGGGAAGCGGAACCACACCTGCACCGGCTGCGCCTCGCCCTTGTCGTTGGGCACCGTCCAGCCCTTGAAGAGTTGCTTCACGGCATCGTCCTCAGCGAGCAGCCAGCCGACGTTGGCCGGGTAGACGGGCGCCGCCATCAGAAGCCCTCCTCCGTCAGGTGGTCCTCGATCGTGTAGCGCATCTCGGACGCCCACATGGCCCCACGGCGCACCAGAGGCTCCGGAGGCTCCCTCTCGTCGCCGTACTCGGCCAGGACGGCCTGAGGGGCCTCAGGGGCCGTGTCCGGCACTCCCCAAGCCCACCGCCCGTCCTCATCCTCCCAATCGGTCACCGAGCCCGCGACGGGAGCCCAGCGCCTGCTGGAGGACATGGTCTCTCGGAGCCCGTCCAGGCGCTCCTGCTGCGATTGCCAAACCGACGACTCCACTGCTGACTCAACTCGATCACACATCAGACCGAGCAGGTCCACGATGGCATCACCTCCTGAGATGGAGGTGGAAGAAGACCCGGGCACCGGGCACCCTCCTTCGACGGTTCTAGGCAGATGAGGTCGGCACCGAGCACCGATGACGACGCGGCGCAGCGTACTACTTGCTGGCCATCAACCAGCGGACCTCCATGATGTTGGCCCGGAACCCTGTGAGCCCACCACCGCCAGTCCATCCCTGGAGGTTGGTGAACGTCAACCGGACACCGTAGGAACCACCCGGGCACGGCTGGATCAGCGCGCCAGGCACGGTGTGGTCACCGCCGAACCACCAGTACTGCCACACCCCCGAGGGGAAGTTGTCCCACTGGTCCATGATGTGGACACCGGCCGGGCCGTAGCCCGGTGGGATGTCACCTTTGCCGAAGTCGTTCCAACCCCCGGCAGGCATGAATCCGAACGAGGCCCACATGGTGAGTGGCGCATTCGGGTAGATGAACAGCGCCACACCGGCCAGGTTGCCCGGCGGCACGTAGCCGTTCCAGTAGGTGGTCCCACCTGTGCTGCCCTTGTTGCCGGAAACCCAACCCGTGTTGAAGTCGCCGTCGATGGTCGCATAGCCCGCCGAGCCGGGAGCATGCTCGCTTTCGGCACCAGCCGGGACAGGTACGGCCTCGGCAAACGTCCACGGCTTCTCGCCATTGGTGGTGCTCCGGTACACGATGCCCGACACGGTTCCCACGCTGGACACCGAGCGCACACCCAGGTTGTATGAAGCAAACTCGGTGTTGTTGACATAATCCCAGATACCTGCACCACCCGAGTTACCCAAATAGGTTCCATCAACAAACACCTGGTAGTCCGTGACGTCACCACCGGGGTACGACCAGTTGAGGCGCCCAACGTTCCAGGCGACACGTGATGTGAATACACTGGCCGGAACAGGGGGGATACCCGGCCGAGTTGCCCCCGGGCTCACCGCTGGATCCACTCCTGACGCTGGCCTGCCGGTGTACCACGTCAACTCGGTCGGTGTCTGCACCTCACCGGAGTTGTCGGGGAACCAGCAGAACAGCCGGAACCGGTACACCGTGTCCGCCGCCAGCCCACCGATGGTAGCCGAGGTGCTGGTTGTGTCAACAGATCCGTAGAAGGTGGTGCCCGCCTCGTTGTAGTAGCCGAGGGTGTAGTGGCTCGGCTTGATGCCATTGGTGGCATTCGGGTGCTGCCATGACACCGTGGCTGACGACGGAGTGCCCGAGATCGACAGGCTCTGGGCGTAGAACATGGACGCCGTGGTCTCGGTGAAGTCGAGCACCCACACCCCACCACGCCGGACCCAGACCTTGTAGGCCGACTTCCACACGCCCTGGTGCCGCACCCAGCGACGGACGGGCGCCTTCCACGTACCGGCGTGACGGACCTGTGTCGGCATCAACTCACCTGGATCCAGATGGTCCCATCCGGGTAGTTGCCGGAAGCAGCCGAGGTCGAGGTGACGATCCCGGCCACCTGGGGCGAGGTCATGCCTGCCGCGGTGATCTTGGACGTCGAGGCCTGCATCTCGACTCCGGCCGCAGCGGTGACCTTGGAGTCGGCCGAGACCGGCCCCTGGAGCACCACCGAAGCGCCCTTCACGGTCACCGCATCGGAGTCCGCGATGCGCACGAAGGCATCGGTCGCCCCGGCGGCGGTGTTCACCAGGTCGACCGAGGAGCCACCAGCCACCAACTGGGCCTTCGAGCCCACCAGGAGGGTGCCAGCCGTCACACCACCAGAAATCGCCGCAGAGCCCCCTGTGATGGCCCCAGACGCCGCCACCGTCGTTGCGGCAACGTTGCCCGTCAGAGCGCCCTGGAAGCCGCCAGAGGCGCTCACAGCGCCTGTAACGGCTACTGGGGAGTCCACCTTCAGGCTGGTGGCGTCCGTGGACAGCAGGGCGGTCTTGGCGCCCGTCTTGATCGAGACCCCGGCCGGGGCGACCGAGAGCACGCCAGGACCGGCTGAGAACACGCCTCCGGCAGCCACGGATCCATCGGCGTTGAAGGTCAGACCGGTCCCGGCGTCCTTGTGGCGCTCCAGGGTGGCGGTGGCTGTGGTGTCGCTGATGGCCAGCGAGCGGATGACCGCCGTCTCCCATGCCGTGCCGTTCCAGAACTCCAGGCGCTTCAACGAGCGGTTGTAGACCGTGAGCCCGTCGAAGCGGATGCCCGACGTCAGCACGCTGTCCCGCTCGGTGGCGTCAGCGACGATGTTGATGACCCGGTTGCGCAGCCACTCGGCGTCTTCCTCGCGCCACTTGTCCACGAGGTTGGTCCAGTCAGGCCAGACGACGCTGGTCGGGGTAGAGGGGATCGTGCTCATGGCACCTCCGGCGGCGCGTAGAAGTCAGGCAGCGTGCTCGCTGGCGTGTAATCAAACACGGTGTCGTCTTCGGGGTAGGTCTCCGTGCCGGTGACACCGATGATGACGTCCTCCCGGATCCGGCCCCGGATCTGGAAGTTGACGACCTCGTAGTAGCGGCCGTCGTAGTAGACGACATCGTTCAACCGGTCCTCGAACCACGTCTCGTTGATCAGTCCGGCGTCCCACACCCGATGCCCGTGAGCCTCCCGGTCGCTGATGCCGGACTCATAGAGCATCCGGGCGGCAACGGCGAAGCGCAGCGACTGGCTGGGACGCTTGCCCTCGGGCGTGTACTGCTCGGTCCCCTCCACCTGATCGATCCACAGCACGGCAACATTGAGGCCCGGCTTGTACTTCCGCCCGCCCTCATCGTAGACGTCGTCATACTGGGAGTTGGCCGTGTCGAAGCAGAACCACACGACGTTCTCGCCCACTTGATGCTGGAAGCGGCCGAACTCCTTCCAGATGTGGTTCGCCTCGCGCCGGGAGTCGATCACCGCAGCCTCGGATGCCGGAGCACCTGGGCTCCGGAGTAGATCGGGTCATCAAGGCTCGGCACGTCGTCTGCACCCCAGTCGATCTGGGCGCCGCGCAGCGAGGACATGCCCTGGGGAACCGGCGAGCCGGGATGCCACGGCCGAGCACCCGGCGTGGAAGCGATCATGTTGGTGAACTGCTGATGCGCCTTGTGGATCGCTGGTGATGACATCAAAGGGCTGATCGAGGGCTTGAACGGCTCTCCGGTCTCGGGGTTGCCTCCCGGAGTCACCCGATTGGCGAACGACGCACCCATCGGCGTGAGATGTTCGGTGTCGTGCTCGATGCCGCCTTGCGTACCGCCTGCTGCATGCCACATCGCTGGCGCCAGTCCCTGACCGCGGAAGCGGGGGTGCACGTAGACCGTGCTCACCACGGCAGGACCACCCGTCGATCGAGGAGGGTCGAGTGACAGGAAGCCCGCCGGGGTGCGCTTGCCCTCGCCGTGATGGTGCACGGCAACCTCGTTCGCCGGAGCGTCCTCCTGCGGAACGATCGTGAAGCGAAAGTTCTTGAACTGCTTGCCTTCGTGCATTCCTGCGGGCATCACCAGCCTCCCCACGTCGATGAGTACACATCCAACTCGTTGCCAGCCGTCGAGTGGTCGCCTGACTGCTTGTGCGGGTCGATCTTCGGGTAGATCCGCTCCGGCCAACGAGGGTCACCGAACTCCCGTGGCCTGTAGACGGGAACAAGGCGGTTCGTCGTCAGCGACGTCCGGCGCAGGCAGAACTGCTCGATCCGCTCCAGCCCGACATTGAGCAGCGAGGCGATGCGCCGGTACTCGGCCTGCCAGTACTGGAGCATCTCCCAGACCTGCCGGAAACGCTGCGAGGCTGGGATGTTCATGCCCTCCGGTGTTGACACATCGATGTCGGTGGACAACTCCGAGGCCAGCGACCACAGCGCCTGGACCACGGTGCCGATGCTGATGGCATCAGCCTCTGTGGCCGTGAAGTCACCGATGCTGGCGTCCTCCCGGCCCTCCATGTGGTAGTTGATGGTGACACCAGCGAAGAACATCAGGTCCTCGTTGAGGAACCAGGTGTAGTGGTAACCGGAAACACCGACCCCGCCGGTCCAGTCGGTCGGCGTATCGAACTTCAGGACCCCGTTGCGGGCGTCGAGCATGTAGCCAGCAGTGACCGGCACGCCATCCGCCGGATGCCAGACCGACAGTGTGGACGCCTCGATCATCGGGTGCGACAACCGCAGCGTCGGAGCGCCACGGTCGTAGGGCGTCTCGAAGAACTGGCCGAAGTCTCGCAGCCGAGCCCGAGCCGTGGCGGCAATGGTCTCCTGGGACGCGCTCATGGCGGCGGATACTACTCCTTGGGCCAGACCTGGACAGTTCCCAGGTACACCTTGGTGGCCTTCGCCGTGCCCAGATAGATGGCGTAAGCATCGTTCAGGATGATGCCGACGTTGGCGGGTGGGACACGCCCGTGCGCCACGAGACTTGATGTGGCAGCAAGAGCGGCGTCGCCCTCAGCATGAGGCGGGATGAAGATCGCACCCGTGGCGAGGATGTCACCGGACGCCGTGAGCAGGATCGAGGAGAGCGAGTGCTTCGTGCCTACCGAGGAAAGCGACGAGGAGGCCGAGATCGGCAGGCCCACACCTGCACCACCACGTGCTCCTACGCCAGGGGCGAACCCTGAGGTGGCATGCAACGTTGCCACACCTGTGCGCTGACCCCGTCCTGTTGCCGTCAACGAACCAGTGGCACTGAGGAAGGCGGCACCGCCGAAGGCCATCGGTCGGAACCCGACACCATGCAGCGTGGCGACCGAGGACAGCGTGAGCGAGCCCAAGCCCATCAGGTTCCCGGCCACGACGAAATGGCTGCTCGCTGACATGGACAGCGAGTGGGAGGCAACCCTGCGTGCTGTCGTTGACAGCGCCGCGGAGGATCCCAACGTCGCCGTACCCTGGGAGCCACGAGTTGATGTCGACGTCAACGCTGTCACGGCGGTCAGTGCCGCGGTGCTGCGAGACTCCCGCTTCTGCTGCGTGGCGAACCCGGACGTTGCTCCGAGCAGGATGGAGCCACTGGACCGACGCACACCAGTGGCCGAGAGCGAACTGGTGGCCCCGAAGTTGTCGATGACCCCGTCCGCAGCCGGTGGCCGGAACCCTTCAGCAGTCAGCGTTGATGTCGACGTCAGAGAGAGCGAGCGGGCAGCCGTGCGCCGAGCAGTCGCCGTCAACGTTGAAGTGGAACCAAACGACCCAGCCGAGCGGTCTGCCGTACGTCGTCCGGTGACGACCGTCGAGCCCGTGCTACCAACCGTGCCCGAGCCAAGTGCCGCCCGCTTGGAGGTGATCGTCAGCATGGCTGCTGCACTCAACGAGGCCGTCGAGAGCGCCTGACGGCGAGACGTGATGCTCAGAGCCGTTGTCGACGTCAGCAGGAGTGAACCAAGGTGCTGCGCCTTGCCGGTGGCCGTGAGCGTCCCTGTTGCCGTGAGCAGGGCCGTACCCTGTCCGGCGCGGACCCCGAAACCCGTGACAGTGAGCGTTGCTGTCGACACCAGTGCCGCCGTGCTTCGGCTCTGCCGGACACCGGTCCCCACGACCGATGATGTCGAAGGCAGCACAATAGCACTCGTGCCACCCCGCTTTGATGTCAGTGTCAATGACGACGTCGTAGAGCCAATCGTGCCCGCTGAGAACGCCGCTGTACGTCGGGCTGTGCTTGAAAGAGATGATGTTGATGTCAGTACTCCGAACGTCCCACCCCGCCAAGCGAGGATCTGCGGCGTCGAGCCGCCCTCCTGCATGCCGATCCACTGGCCAGTGTGGGCCGAGTCGGTGGCCGTGGCGACCTGCACGCCGTTGCGGTACAGCGTCAGAAGCGACCCGACAGCGGTGAGGCGCAGGGTGACCGCACCAGTGATAGGCGTGATGGCGACGTCGGCCAGGAACCCGACGAACGAGCCGCTGGTGTACTTCATGATCCACGCCTTGGCCCCGCCCGATGACGAGTCGAGCATGCCGACGTAGCAGGAGCCGTAGCCATTGGTGATCGAGTTGTTGGTCGAGCCTCGCACCAGGCAGCCCGAGTCCGACGTCGAACCACTAGGCAAATCGACCTCGACGTACTGGTCATTCGGAGCCGCCGTCTGGTACCACGCCGCAGGTGAGGACCCCGTGCGCAGCGCGGCGTTGGAGGAGATCTTGTAGCCCTCACCAATCCAGTTGGCCCCGAGCCCGACCCCTGCTGAAACGGGTTCAGTGGTGTCAGCCCGATCGAACGTGTCACTGTAAGCAAGTGCGCCGCTGAACGTGCCGAACGACTTGCGGGTCTCCGCTGCGCTGAGCGTCGCCACGGCATTGAGTGTCAACGATCGCAAAGCCTGACGCTGTCCTGTTGCCGTCAACGAACTGGTTGACGTCATCGTCCCCGAGCCAGAAGGGCCAGTCACCAAGACGATGTTCAGCGTCGGTGTGACGGTGTAGGTAACACCGGTCGTCGTGCCGTTGCGGGTGATTCGGAACTTGATGATGTCGTTGTGGGCGAGGGCAGCGGCCTTCAGGGTGACCGAGTACAGGAACTCCGTGAAGTTGTTGTTGCCCCACGCCGCTGTGACATCAACGACACCGTCCTCTGAAACCCGACCAACCTGCATCGACCCCGTGCCACCGGTCAGGCGAGCAGCGGAGATCGCCGCATCGTTGGTCAACGATGCTGAGTCATAGACCGCCACATGCGGATCACCGCCAAGGACCTGGAAGACGACATCATTGGAGGTCGAGAGCCAGTCGCTGAAGGAGACCAGGTAGGTGTACTGCTCGCCGGAGTGCGCGCCTGTCGGGGCGACCCCGTAGATGACGGACTCCCCGCCAGGGATGGTGGTGCACTCGATCGCTGCCCAGTACTTGGTGCCATTGGCCAGCGTGAAGGGCGCGAAAGCGAACTCGAACCAGGTCCCTGCCGAGGTTGGAAGGCTGGAGGTTGGGATCGTGGTCGTGGACGAGGCAACCACCGTCCCTGGCTTGCCCGCGTTGTCCGAGTAGATCTTGGAGGTCACCGTCGGCCCTGACAAAGGGTTCGACCACAGCATGAACCTCGTCTTCGACATCGCATTGCCGTTGCCGATGAAGGACTGCGCTGTGCGGACGATGTCGGTGGTGAGGGCGTTGGCGGTTGTCTGGGCCGTGTACGCGTCAATCAGTACCTGAGGCGTCTTCCACACCCCGGCGTTGTTGAGGTCGTACTGCAACTCGTAGGTGAAGTAGATCTCGTTGAGTGCGTTGTTCGTCGTCTGCAACCGGACCCGGACCCCGAGGTTCAAGTCCCCGGTGGTCAGGTTGGGCGAGTACGCCGTGTCCTGGGCTGCCAGAGCCGTGCTTCCGGACTCAGTTCCATCAGCATAGAAGCGGTACGCCGCCTGGGAGATGGTCGCCGCGTTCTTGGTGACGTTGATCGTCGGTGTGACCGAGTAGGTCATCGTCGTGTCGACCGACGTCGGGACGACGCGGAACTTCAGGACGAAGCCGTTGCCCATCTGGGTCCGGTCGGCATAGAGCGTGTACAGCAACTCGGTGAAGTTGTTGCCACCCCACCCGACGTCGTCGGCTACAGCGTCCTCGGAGACCTTGCCCGCCACGAACGTCCCCGTGCCACCGGTCAACTTGTTGGTCGTCGCCTGTCCATCAGTGGTTCCGGAATCAGGGAACGGCTGCACATAGCCAGAACCCAATACGACGTTGTTCCACGGTCCCGAGGACTCCTGGACCTGGAGCGTCCAGTCCTCCGTCGAGGCGACAGCCTGGGCCGACGTCGACTGCAAGCGGATCCGCAACTGGCCGAAGAAGTCATTCGGTGAGGCGTCATAGGCGAAGGCGGTGTCCTGAGCGGCAATGGCGGTCCCCGCCGACTCCGAGCCACCCGAAGCGTAGAAGCGGTACGCCGCCTGCGTGACGAGAGCGGGCGCGTACGCCTGGAGAATCGTGACGATCGAGCCGTTGCCAGCGGTCAGGGCAGCCGCTGCGTTGTACGTCTGATGATTGGCGCCGGTGAGGATCTTGTACTGGATGAGGCCGAAGTTGTTGGTGGCAGCACTGCTGCCCGTCGAGCCGAGGGAGACACCGGCCGACCACGACCCTCCGGTGGTGTCGGTGTCCGAAGTGCCGAACGAGGAAGCGTTCGACTGGAACATGAAACCAACAGCAAGATCACCAATGACTGGGGTCGTGCCGGTCGTCGTTGCCGAGGCAGCGGTCGTCGTCGTTGAGTAGTTGGTGCCAGCCGTCGAGCGAGTCAGAGCAAACAGGCCTGAGAACTCCAGCGCCTGGGTGGCCTTCATCACCGTCGAAGAGTCGAGGGTTGCGGTGTAGCCAGCCACCGGCCAGGCGACCGTCGTCCGGATGGCCCACAACTCACCGGAGGCGAACGCCCCCGCCGATGTCGACGTCGAACGGGCCGCACCCAGGAACACCCACGAGGCCGTCTCACCAGCGGCGACACCGATGCTGCTGACAACAGGCTTGCTCGCTACGGCAGCGTTGTCGAACAGGATCCCGGCGATGATCGTGTTCCCCGCCGGGACGATCGTTGACAGGTTGACGGCGATCGTCGTGCCCGCCGCCTTGATCGGCGTGGCGGCTGTGTGGTTCTTGACGAAGGCGACGGCCACCGTCGCACCAATCAGTCGAAGGCGACTGTGGCGGAAGTCACCTGATACGTGCCCTGCGCGCCGTACGGTCCCTCGGAGGCGGCAAAGGCTCCGGAACCACCACGGGTGCCCGCCGTCGAGGCGGTCATGAAGGCATAGTGCGAGACCGTGGCACCGGCGGGGATGTCGAAGGTCTGCGCCGCCGAGATGGATGCATCA